CTACAACAAACCACAGGTCTGGTGCGGCAGAAAATTGCTCGCCCACGAGCCTTACTACCAAGTTCCCATTATCGTCCAACATGCAGAAAGATAAAGGTTTTGCTTCTGTTGGACAGTCATCTGCTTCAACAGTAGATGGAATGGGATGCTCATTAGTGGCGTAGTTTGCTACTACTGACCATTTATCGTTTAGTTGCGGTCCCTTCCAGAACCAGACCATTTTCATTGCCATTCGGCAAGGCTAGTCGTTCCACCATGCTGTCCAAGGCTTCGCTGTAGCAGAAACTGCAGTCTCGTTAGAAAGACCGCTATAAGCAATTGAGATTGTGACTACTGCATCGTCTGCGTAACCTGTCCAGTCACCCTCAGTGCCAGAAGCATAAGGGAAAATCTGAAGGAATTCGTCAGTATTCATAACAGCAACATCGGCGAGGTATGCCCGTTCATTCCATAAAGTTTCGTCATATGACCAACTTGAGTTGAAAACATATCCCTTCTCAATAGGTGTCACAGCAGTGCTACGAAGGCTCAATTGGCTTCCAACTATACCGCTTGCCGAAGAGAATGCGCCAATTCGCCCTGCGGCGAGGTCTGGGTTCCCGAGCCACATTGTTGGCTTCAGTGTTTCGTCAACGATGTCGTCGTATCCAACATTTTGGAATGCATACACAAATTCTGTTGGGTTGTCAGAGGAGGAATACTGTGTCTTAGTGTTCTTGGACTTCGTTACCGACAAAGACAGTTGTCTTTCGGTTGTCTCAATATCCACAATGCCACCTTCACTAGTGCCCCAAAGCCCGTTAGTCGCGCCGTAATTCTGTTGTGTAGTAAACCAGATTGACTCAATCTTTACGCGGAATGGGAAAGACACATTCAAGAAAGAAGGGTCAGAATCCCTAACTACCCATTCGTAGTTGACGATTGATGGGGGCGTAATTCCAGACATATCTCTCCTAGTGGTGGTTGTTACATATTCTACACCACTAATGGTAAGTTGCTAGGATGAACATTCTTGGGGTTGACTTATCTCTAACATCTACTGGCATATCCGCCAACGGGAAAACTGGAACTATCACAACACCCGCTAAAGGACCAGAACGACTATCCATTATTTCGCTAGCCGTACTAGATGCAGTTATTGACAACAGCATCCAACTTGTAGCAATTGAGGGCTATTCGTTCGCCTCGCGTAATAGCCAAGCCCACAGCATTGGCGAATTAGGTGGTGTTGTCCGAACTCGCCTCTGGGAAAGAAATATTCCGTACATTGACATACCGCCAACATGTCGCGCAAAGTTCGCAACAGGAAAAGGGAATGCCGCTAAAACAGAGGTAATGTCATCAATATCTGCCAAAACAGGGCTCGTCTTTTCTGGCAAGGGAGCCGACGACATGTGCGACGCATGGATACTTGAAGAAATGTGCAGAACTCGTATCGGTATTTCAGATTACACATGGTCTGCCGCACAATTATCAGCCCTTGACAAGATAGATTGGGGCGCGTTAACATCCATTCAAACCACGAAGGAGAACCGTGCGCTCTAAACCTATTAGCCAAGTTGATATTGAAAATGAACTCATTCGCCTAATGGACATTCTTGAAGAAGAAACAGAAACTTTTGAGACGCTAGCCGAAGACTGCGCAAAAAAAGAAGCACTGTATAAATCTAATTGGGCAAAGGAATACCTTTCAGCAAAAGGTTCCATCAGAGAAAGGGAAGCATGGTCGGACTACAAACTCTCAGACGACTCCTACGACTACAAAATCGCAGAAGCATTAGTGAAAGCCAAGCGCGAGAAATTGATTTCACTACGAACATCAATAGATGCCCTCAGGACATTGAATGCCAACGTCCGAACACAAGTACAAATGTAAACCTACACCCACTCCCAGACAATCCCAAGGAGCGTGCCATTGCCCTTGCTCTCGTCTCAAAGGGTGTCGTCATCTGGTACGGACTCCCCGAACACATACTTAGCGAACTCAAACAACATGGCTACAAAGTCAAAAAACGGAAGCGCAAATGAAACACAACATCCACGAATCAATAGCCTCACTTGCCTGCCCAGTTGACAATCTGGTACACCTGCAAGGGAACCCCCGAATAGGAAACATTGATGCCATCGCTGCGTCGTACGAAGAGTTCGGGCAAGTTCGTCCAATCGTGGTTCGCCCAAATGATGACGGAACATCAACCGTAATTGCAGGCAACCATCAACTAGAAGCAGCGCGCCGACTCGGATGGACACACATCGCCGTAGTTGAGATGGATGCCGATGATTCGCGAGCAATGGCGTTCGCAATTGCTGACAACCGCACCAACGAACTTGGACACACCGACGATTCTCTACTGCATGCTGCAATGGAATACATCATTGACGACTTTGGCGACCTTCTTGAAGACCTCGGCTGGGATGAGTTTGAACTCGCAATGCTAGACCTCGGAACAGAGCGCGGCGAACTGGCAACACCCGGCGTATACGAGCAACCAATTTTGCGTGACCTTGACGAGATAGCGTCATCAACAACGTCGCTACCGACAACACCACGTGATGCAGAGTCACCACGCCAAAACATTGTGACGACACGAGAAGATAACGGCGACATCACGCTCTCTGCCCCTAAAGGAACCGACATTCACACTGCGGTTACACAAGGCTCAGGAGCAGTCGGCGCTGGCGGTGCAACGAAATCTGTCGTCCAATACACACTTGTATTTGACGATGCGGCACAGCAACGCAAATGGTACGACTTTCTTCGCTGGCTCCGTAGCGACCCAGCCGCCGCTGGCGAAACAACAGCCGCAAAACTTATTGACTTTATTGAACAACACACCCCATAGGAACGCCATGACCTTACGCGACACAATCAGCAACCTATTTGAAGAAATGGATGAATCCATCCTGTTGATGGACGGTTTTGAAGACGCATTTATTGGGTTTAGTCAACGCATCAACGAACCAATGCTTGCTGTCTATTCCAAAGACAAGATGGTCAAAGTACTGGTATTCCGCGATGGAATGACCTACGACGAAGCAGAAGAATACATTGAGTTCAACTGCATCGGCGCATGGGTTGGTGAACAAACGCCAATTATCGTCCGTGACTTCAACGGAGACCACTTTTCGTGACAAATTTGCCAACCATTCCAAACGTAATCGCACCACCGCTTACGGGGATACGAATTGTTGATTTCTCAACCATGATTGCTGGTCCTTTCGCTGCGAGCATTCTCGCTGACTACGGTGCAGACGTCATCAAAGTGGAACCCAACAACTCTTGCGACCTTATGCGGTTTGTTGGAACATCTGCAAAAGGAATGACAGGAATCTTTGCCTTAAACAATCGCGGTAAGCGGGCGCTAGCCATTGACATGAAACAAGCCAAAGGTGCCGAAATGATTCGTCGCCTAATGTCAACGGCAGACGTTGTGATACACAACTTTCGGCATGGCGTAATGGAGAACTTCGGTCTTTCCTACAACGATGTAAAAGATGAAATGCCAAAGTTGATTTATGCACACATAACAGGATTTGGCGATGTAGGAATAAAGCGTGACCATAAAGGTTACGACAATATGCTCCAAGCAATAACTGGAATGGGTGTTGCACAAAGCGACCCGCCAGAAGTAGTACACCAATTGGTTTGCGACAAGGTAACAGCACACGTTGTTGCACAAGCAGTAATGGCAGCGTTGTTTGCTCGCACCACCACGGGAGTCGGACAGAAAGTATCCGTCTCAATGCTTGATGTAGCAACACAATTCATGTGGCAAGACCTTGGCATGAACGCAGCAGTACAAAACGAAGACGCAACACGTGCAGCAACAATTGATAAGTACTACAGGACAATCAAACTCAAAGACGGGTACTGTGCTGTGACCCCCGCATCCGACGAAGAGTTCTCCGTGTGGCTTGACGTCATAGGATTGACATCTCTTCTTAGTGACGAACGCTTTTCTTCAATCGGCGCACGATTCAACAACGCCGAAGCACTTATCGCCCTCACTGACAAAGCGGCAGAAAATGTGACAGTTGCGGAAATCACGGATGCAATCAATAACCGTGGCTTGCCTGCCGCAATTTTTGAATCAGTGGAAGACCTTCCGCAAAACATGCAGGTAGAAGCATGTGGTGTTTTCTCCACGCGCACATACGCCAATGGGCTGACAATCAAAGAGGCACGACAGGCTCCACGGCTATCGCACACTCCCCTGATAGTCTCACGCGAAGCGCCAACACACGGACAACACAGCGATGAAATCCTAAAAGAAATCGGCTATCTAAAATCACTATTCCCAAAGGTTGTGTCATGAGTCAGTCAATCAAGCGTTACGGAACACCCAACGAAACGACAACAGCAGTATCCGTATTCCCAGAAGCGACAAAACAAACAAACAAATTTATGGCATTCTGCGCAAAAATCATCTTCGCAGTGCGCACCATGTCGTCCAAGTCATACTGGACTCGCGTAAACGCAGTAGAAGCATGGGGATTCGGAACAAAACTTGCAATCATCATCCCCGGACTCCTCTTCGGAAAACAATGGTGGTGGCTCTACATCTTCGCCATAGTTTCCAGCATCGCTCTCATCTGGACATCAACACGCAAAACACTGCCAACAATCATTCTGTTCAATTGCGTATGGGTACTACTTGCAACTGCGGCAATCGTTAAACATTTCTCTGGTTGGTGGTGATGACGTACGACTACGTGCAGGCATTTACGGACGGTCATTCATACAACCGTCGCGTAGCCGCATACCTGCAAAGTCGCGACATCAAATGCCACGCCCCAGAACTACAGATTGCAAAAACCTCTGCCGAGCGACGCCACCTCACACTGACCGAAAAAGACATAGTTCTTGAAGGATTACCCCACATTCTGGAAGTTAAATCCAGCAGTCGTGAATTCACCGACGACCCCGCCGATTTCCCATTCGCAGACACGATTGTTGACACCGTAAGCAGTTTTGAAGACAAGATTCTCAAACCCTGCGCCTACATCCTCGTAAGCAAAGTAACTGGCGCGATGCTCGCCATCGGCGTCTCGTCGTACGAACGCTGGTCAAAACGCACATTCTTTGATAGACAGCAGCAGTTGACTGACGACTTCTATCTCGTCAATAAAGCAGACCTGCGCCATATGGACGACCTTGTGGAATACCTTCTCCAGCGGCAGTCTCGGATTCTTTAAGAATCCCGTCCGAGTGGAGAGATTTGAACTCCCGACCTTGGCGTCCCAAACGCCCTGCGCTACCAAACTGCGCCACACTCGGATTTTGACCCAGTATAGCCCACAGAAGTCCCTATTCCAATAAATTTAACTGGGAATAGTGTCCTGTATATTATTTTTAGGTAGCCTCATGAAAACCCTTGACAAAGCCATTGGGGCTCTGTAATCTCAGTGCCATGTCAAACCAGTACAACAAAGAAGACCTAGAAGACGACCTCAACTTCCTCATCGTCAACGGACTCGTGGAAGTGAGTATCGGACAGGATGGCGAAACCCGCTACAAGGCGACCGAAGCCAGCATGAAACTCACAGAAGAAGAACTCATGCGAATCATCATCAAGGGGCTAGAGCAGGCGTGAACACAAACGCTCAGGCGGCTATGGATGTCCATAGTAAAATATGCGAAACACTTAAACACCCTTTTGCTACCGATGTTTTGGAGCAAAGACATGCCATCCTCGCGTCCCTCTATTCTTTCTATAGGAATGGTACGTCAGAGGCACAAGCGAAAGCATTAAACGAATTCATACATGTAGAGCGCGAAAAACTGACAACTGCACAAACCATTTTCGTGTCAAAAAACATTATGGAAGAAGTGTTGGAGGCGTCACGAACAATGCCCGACAACGTACTCATTCCACAGGATGTTTTCGTACCTAACGGTGTGCTCGTCTTTGAGGAACCCATCAAATACACGCTCGTAGTAGACGATGGCGCGTACATTGAGGAATGGGACACTCACTCCATTCAGTTCAACTATATCCCTGACTACCCCATACGCACAGAGGGTGAACCAACCACATACTCCAGCGGAATAGAAGTACGACTGTACGGCAAATGGTGCGCAACACTATCTGTCAAAGATAACGAAGAGTACCGCTACAACCCAGACGCTACTGAACTAGAAAATATTGAACTTGCTAGCAGGCTTGTCGGAGGACAAGTCTCAAAACATCAAGTCGCATACTTCCTAAACAGGGCAAGAGGTTCAGCGTCAACATACCTTGACGCAACATTCCTTGAATGCAACCGAGATGAGATACAAGACGACAATCTCAACGATTTCAAGCGCACCCTCATCACCCTCTTCCGAATGACATACTCCTACCTCGCACAAACACAAGAAGAAGCCCCCCGCCACGTCATAAAGCGAGCGAAGCGAGCCAACAGAAAAATTTTAGAAAACGGCTACCTCACCGTACTCAGACTCCGACGAGTAGAATACGAAAACGGCGGTGGCACACACTCCTCACCCAAGTATGCGTTCAGGGTAAGAGGTCACTGGAAACGTGCATATTTGCGTTCAACAGGACTCCCAGTCGGAGACCCCAACGCATACAGATATGTGTACGTCAGCGACTACATTAAAGGCAAAACAGCAAACAAAGAATTTCGCGAATCAACCCGCGTCATCAACATCACAAACTAAGGACAACCAATGGACACAGACATCAACTGGGGACGAATCTTCTTCTGGGGATTCATCGCACTCATCGTATGGTCAATCTACGACAGCGTCACCAACCCGCCCGAACCACGCCCCTACAACCCCAACGAAATCTGCACCTACTACGACGCAGACCCCACCCAGTGGACAGATATGGTGGAAGAATGCTACGTACCCTGACCCTCGCAGCACTCCTCACAGGATGCACAGTCGCAACAAGCGACCCCACCACACTCCAACCCCTAGACACGCCACCCACACAACCAGCAGAATACGACCCTGCACAAATGGCATACCTAGACGACTTCTACTACCACTACGGTGACAACACCCCACAAGACCCCGACACACTCCTAGAAATCGCAGGACTCTGGTGTCAAGCAATCCAAATGGGAATGCAACCAAACGACGTACAAGAACGCATCAACGAAGGCGCAGAAGACCAACAAGACG